ACCTGTAATATTTTTAACTTGTGGTGGCATATATAAACTTATCATTGTACTTGTTCTTTTTGTTCCTTTTCGCAGACTGAATCTACCTTTACCCTGTTTATCTTCAGCAGAGTCACCATGACCTCTCGCAGCATCGGTAGCAGCAAGACCATCTTGATGTTTTCCCATATCTAAATCTTTAAACGCTTCAGTATAATTTTCTATTTTTGTTTCTGCTATTTTATTTAATTTGGTTTTTGCGGCAGAAACAGCACTACCAATATTGCTTCCACCAAGACCACCCAAAACACCAAAGGGGTTAAACCCTTTTGATAGGTTACTTGTAACGTCAACAGGATTAGATTTATCTTTACTTTTTGAGTCATCAACTTCTGCATCTTTGGTACTTTCTCTTATAGTAAATACAATATAATGTCCTTGTTGTGGGTCGTCAACAACATCTAATGGATATGTTAATTTTGTCATACCAAAAGCACCAAAACTTGGCATACCAGCACCAATTCTATCATTGATAATACCTCGAAGTTTATCAGCACCCGCTTTTATTACTCGTTTGCCAACACCAACTGATTGTCCTGCTATTATGTCTTTTATACTGGGCATATAAATATCCTTGTGTAATCTATTTATAATGGATGTATGTAATCATGTCTTATAAAGGAAAATTTAGTCCCAAAAATATAAAGAAATATAAAGGTAACCCTACCAATATCCTTTATAGGTCTTTGTGGGAAAGACGTTTCATGAAATATTGTGATGAAAATCCCATGATACTCGAATGGGCAAGTGAAGAAATCATTATTCCATACATATCATCATGGGATAATAAACGACATAGATACTTTCCAGATTTTTACATCAAAATACAACTATCAGATGGTTCTACAAAAAAACGTATCATAGAAATTAAACCAAAAAAGTATTTAAAAAAACCAAATCTTAAACCCAAAAGAAAAACACGAAGATGGTATGGTGAATTAAAAGAATGGCATAAAAACCAAGCAAAATGGAAATTTGCAGAAGAATATTGTAAGAATAATGACATGGAATTTCAAATTCTGACTGAAGATAATTTAGGTTACTAACCTAAATATTCATATGGCAACCGTATTCGATAAAGTCTTAGAAGAACTACTTGGTGATACTCCACCTTTCGATTGGTTTCAAGCAAAAGTAGCAGACCTTATTGACCAAAGTGAAAACCCTTCTGAACTTCTTCCCGAATGGCAAAGAAGAACAAATAGAGTACGAGAGTTTCGATTTAATATGTTTTTTTACGACCCAAAATCAGAACAAAAAAAGAACTTACCTTATTTTGATATGTTTCCTTTAGTTTTTCCATTAAGAAGAATGGGTGATGGATTCACAGGTATAAATGTTCACTATCTTCCACCTGCTTTTAGAGAAGATTTTTATAATATATTTTCACGATATGCAACAGATGAGAATATAAATGAAGACACTTTATATAGAGCAACTTGGTCTAAAATATCAAGATTCAAAATAATGCGTCCTTTAATAAGAAAATATTCTTATAAAAGTGTTAAGTCAAGATTTTTGATACTTAATGCAACTGAAGTTCCAATAGCACTACTATTACCACTTCAAAGATTCGTAAAACCAAACATAAAATTTAACAGAAATATAGTTCAAAATAGGAGAGTCCTTCGACAAGTCTATATAAATAGTAAAAAACAGATTCGTTTCGGAAAAAATTTTAAAGGGATTAAAAGCACAGATTAATGGCACAAAGATTTTGGGAGAGTTTAGGATATTCAGTAATTAATGAATTCCTAAGCTTATTTTTAAATAAAGATGGATTTTCAAAATCAGCACGATACGAAGTTGTAATCGGTTTACCTAAAGCTGCAACTGCAACTGCAGGTGAATTATTAACTACCGAAACAGCAAGAAAAGTTTCTTATCACGCAGAAACAATTGCTTTTCCTGGCAGAAATCTTGAAATTAAAGAAGATTTATCTACATATGGGCCAACAAGAGAAGTTGTTAGTGGCTCATCATATGAAGATTTATCTGCAACATTTTATGTAGCAAGTGACCACAGAGAAAAGAAATTCTTTTCCGAATGGCAAAACTCTGCACATAGTAATGAAGATTTTAATGCTAGATATTATTATGATTATGTCGGCTCAGTTGATATCTATCAACTAGATGAAGAAGATAGAAGAAGACTTGGTATAAGACTTATGGAAGCATTTCCAAAAACAATCGGCGCTATTGATATGGGTTACGCAAACGCAAATCAAATAAATAAAATGTCTGTTAGTTTTTCATACAGATATTGGGAAATTATTCCTGGCGATTTAGCTAGTAGTTTCTTAAACAGATTAGCAAATATAGCAATCAACCAAGTGGAGAGAAAACTAATTGCAAAATTACCAAAAGTTTTGACACGACTATAAATTAATTAAAGGATGATATAATTATGGGATTACCAAAATTAAATACACCAACATATGATTTGGTGTTACCTTCTACAGAAGAAACAATCAAATTCAGACCATTTCTTGTAAAAGAACAAAAACTTTTACTTATCGCACAAGAAAGCAAAGATTCAAAAGAACTGTTAAATGCTCTTTCAGAAATTATGTATAATTGTACTTTCGGTAAAATAAATGCACAAGAAGCATATGTATTTGATGTAGAATATGTATTTCTACAAATAAGAAGAAAATCAGTTGGAGATAAAGTTACATTAAATCTTTTATGTGAAGATGATGGTACAACAAGAGTACCAACTGAAATAGATTTAGGAGAAATTAAAGTTGAAGTAGGTGAAAATCATACAAACAAATTCTCATTAACAAGTAATATAGACTTAGTAATGTCATATCCAACAATGCATACAATGGATAAAATAGATTTTGTGAAAACAGATGAAAAATCAAGTTTCGATATCATAAAACATTGCATCAATCAAGTAATAGATGGCGATAAAGTTTATGAAAGAGCAGATATGTCTGATGCAGATTTAACAGAATTTATAGAATCAATGAATATTGAGAATATAGAACAGATAACACAATTTTTTACTACTATGCCTAAAGTAAGGTACAAAACAACTATAACAAATCCTAATACAAGTGTGGAAAATACTATAAATATAGAAGGTATAGACAATTTTTTTACTTAGCTCTTTCTCATGATACTTTGGAAAATTATTTCCAAACAAACTTTGCTATGATGCAACATCATAAATATAGTTTGAAAGAACTTGAAAATATGATGCCGTGGGAAAGAGAAATATATATCGGGTTGTTAACGAATTATATACAACAAGAAAACGAAAAAATGCAACAGGAGACAGATAAAAGATGAGTTGGAACAATAAAATAAGAGAAGGTGCTAACACATTAGACACTTTAAGATTATTTCCTAGATTCTTTATTGCAACATACATATATCTTTTTTATGATGTTGTACAATGGTTTATGGTTTTAGAAAATCCAAACACACAACAAGCAGGTCTTGTATCAATTGTAGTTGGTGCTGGAGCAGCATGGTTCGGTCTTTATGTTAATAGTACATCAAGTCCATCACAACCACCAAAAAAAGAGAGTGAATAATGGCAGACGATTTTAAGACTTTAATCGAAAATCAAAAACAAACAGTTAAGAAATTAACTAATATTGAAAAACTGCAAAAAGATATTTCGAAAAGTGGTGGTGAGCGTTTTTCTGGTCTAAAAAAACTAGCAGAAATGAGCAAACCTCTACCTTTATTAGGCAGTATGGTTGGATTCGTATCTGATAATGTAGAAAAAGTCGGAGAAATGGGTACTGCACTTAAAGATGTTAAAACTTTTTTCACAGGCGATAAAAGAATGGACGAAATGCTTAAATCTGTTACAGGTTTAACTAAACAACAACGAGAACAAGCACAAAAAGAAACTATATTAATAAACGAAATGAATGAATTAGTTACAGGACAAATTGAAAATCTTGCAACTATGGGTATCAAATCCAATGAAAATTTTGAATCATTATTTAAAAACTTAACCCGTGA